CTTGTAGCGTGAAAGTATGCATGGTCCAAATAATAAAATGTATGTTTTCTTTGCATTGCAAGTTGTATTAATTCATGTGTACCTCTTAATGTACCTATAACTGCAATAGGATTTTTAGTCCACTCACGTTTATTAAACGTAGGCCAAAATGCATTATCAAATGGTTTAATCTTTTCGTTTCTACCTAATTCTGGTTGATGTATGATACCATTCTGACTAGTAGCCAAGTTCAATAAGAATTTATCTTTACCTACACCTGTTAAAAAACACTCAATACTCATTTTTTAATCTGTACCGTTCCTGATTCAAAATAATATTCAAACCACTCTTTTGCATAATCAACATTTTCATAATCTTTAAACCAAGGACCACCCTCTGTAAAGTGTATATTCTTTGCTTCAGGATTATATTCATATTCGCCTACTAACCAGTTCCAAGTTTTATCTATAGAACCAATTAAGTCATCACTCTCTAACCATTTGAATTGATGTAACTCTAAACCACTTGCTTTGTTTACATAGTCTGGTGTTAGTTGTGTACACTTCTTACAGTTCATCAACATGACACTAGACCAATTCTTTTTATCGTATGCTGTCTGTGTTTGACCTAAAAACTTTTTGTTATGTTTTGGTACGTAATTATGTTTGACTACTTGTACGGCATACTTGTCGTCTCTCTGTCGCCATAGTTCGTTAATATCAGTTCTCATTAACATATCACAATCCATGAATACTGCCCAACCTTGGTAATTCATCAAATGTGGTATAATAAATCTACTGAAACTAAACTCTGTAGAAGATAAACTATTACGTTCTCTTACAAAGTCATCTTTAATATTGTTTAAAGCAATTGGTGTAATTGCAACTGGTTTTGTACTATTCTGTAAAATACTATACGTTAGTGTAGAAAAGGCTGCCTTTTCTTTACTATCATAACCAATAAAAATGTTTATCATTAAAATCGCCTTTCTGGACTTCTCAATAATTTCTTACGTTTAGGACCTTTAATGTGGTCATAAACAGGTCCTAATATAGACCTTGCTTGTACGTGACCTGGTTTACCATCGCCAATACTATAATTTTTACAACCATGTATCTCTTCTGTTTGTTTTCGTACATAATCCCATACGAAACTATCATGGCACTCTTTTAGTTTATAAACTGTATCTGTGTTGTACATTTCTTTCATACGAACAGCAAACTCAAAAGTATTTTCATGGTTTCTGTTGAAGTATAGGAAACCACATTCACTGTAAAGATTACCTCTACCAAGATAAGTCATAAAACTTTCTTTTCTGTGTATATGTTTTTCAATCCATTCTTCGTCTATCCTCTTGTTAAAGATACTATCTGCGTCAATACAGATTAAACCATCATAGTCTTCACTTGTAATAATTTCATTGCAATATGCATATACTTTGTAACTAAATCTAACTGCGTCATGTAGATAACCTTGTGGTGTATCTGAAACTGGTCTATCTTTATTTCGTTCAACGAATTCTTTTAACTCTGGTATCTCATCAAATGATGAACGTACTACTAGACCTTTCATGTTTGGTATATCTAACATGTCTTCACTGTAAACAATCAAATCAAAAGGCCAATTATAAGTCTCAAAAAACTTATGTCCGTATTCTTTATATAATTTTTTACTTAATGTTGTAACTACACCTATTCTTAACATTTCTGGAATACGGCCTCCTTCCGTAGTTGACCTTTCTTTTCGTATCCATATTCTTTTAGAATATCTACGATAGTATCATGTTCTTTCTTTTCTGCTTCGTAAGTTTTTCTACCAGGACTCATAGGTAGTTCTAATACTAATGTAACATCATTGTTACGTAACATCTGTTCAGCACCTAATACAACGTTTCTTTCGTTACCTTGTACATCTACTTTCATAAAACCAATATTTGTAAAGTTATAGTCGTCAATTGCAACTACATCAACTGTTATTTTAGAAAGTTGTTCTTGTTCTAATTTTCTTAAACTATTACCTGTTTGTACACCCCATTCATTAAGACTTACATTACCACACTCGTCTGGTGATGAAAATAAATCTACTCTACCAGCTCTCTTATCTGATACTGCAACTGAATATAGTGTGTAATTTGTTTCTTTCATATTAGTCTTAAATGCTAATATGTTATCTGGATGTGGTTCAAATGCATGAACGAATTTAAATTTATTTGCAAGGTCTCTTGACCAGAAACCAATATTACCACCAACATCAATACATTCTTTAGTAAAGTCTTTTACATATGCTAAACTAAAATCTCTTGTATCTTTTTGATATTCCCATTTACCATCACATTCTTTCAACATTGCTTCATAATGTCTATCCCAATCTGGCAAATGCCAACCTTTAATTACGTTCATTATCTTCTCCACATTTCGCTATGTAATAACTGTCAACAATATCTGATAGTGGATTGCCCACCTTTTCGGTATCAAATATTTTCTTCAAGTCAATTTTCAAATCTTTCACAAATGCCTCATACATTTTGTCTTTATCAGCATTACCTTTTCCTGTTGCAAATTTCTTTACAACACTAGGAACAATAACACTGTATGGTATATTTAGTTCTTCTAATCTGTACTTTAAAATGCCACAATTCTCGGCAATTTGAAATACACCTCGGCCTTTTGAACCAAAAGAATAACCCTCAATGTAAACATGAGGATTATAAGTTGACTGGATTACTTTGATTGCGAAATCTGATATATTTTTGAATCTTTCTATATCAGTTTTATATTCTTTATGTAACTCACCAACAATTGTATCGTTCATTGTCATTGCCCATTTCTTTTTACCTGTGAGGTAAAAGAACATCAATGCTCCATTATCAATACTAATAGCAGGACTTGTTAAACTGTAATCAATCCCAATTATCGTCTTCTCTGTCGTGTCCGTCTGCGTCATTCGGTATTTCCTCAATAATCTCTTCTTGTTCTTCAACTTCCCAACCACAAAAAGGACACGTCATTGGTTCTAAATCTTGTTCATCTAAATCCCACGTCACGGTGTATTTTGTATCACAATTCGTACAATGTTTTGTTGCTTTTTCCATTATAATTTAAATTTCTTAAATTGGTCTTTTTCTACATCTTGTTTAATACCACCAATTACATAAGACTCAATCTCTGTTTCTTGTGGTGCATTTTGTGTACCCTTTGAATTCAGCCAGTGGTCTACCCATGGTAGTGGATTTGTTTTTTGGTCGTATTTTGGTGTCAGGCCGATTGCTTTCATTCTGCGATTTGCCATATATTCTACAAACTGGTGTAACAGTTTTTCTGATAAACCAATCATACTTCCTTTGGAAAATAGATATGTTGCCCAACGTTTCTCTTCCTCTACTGCTTCGTCATACATTGTCTCAACTTCTTTTGCTGTGTCTTTAATGACCTTTAGCATGACTTTATCGTTTTCTACTTCTCTGTAGTTATTAATAATTCTTTGTGACATTGCTAAGTGTTGTGATTCGTCTCTTGCAATAAAAGAAATAATCTTAGCACTACCTTCAAGTAGTTTTAATTCACCAAATGCAAATGAACAAGCAAATGATACATAGAAACGTAAACCCTCTAAAATGTTTACAGTGACCAATGCTTTCCATAATTTCTTTTTAAGTTCATATTCTGTCACTGACTTATTATCTAAATGCCACTTATAACCTGACGCAATTAGGTCATCATAAGTTTCTGTAATAGTTTGTGCTCTTTTCTGAATTTTCTCATCACCAATAATAGTATCAAATACTTCACCTGGTTGTGAGTATAAGTTTTTAATGATGTATGTATATGAACGTGAATGAATAGTCTCAATAAAATCCCATGTTACAATACAACCCTCTATTTCAGGTAATGATACGAAAGGTAAAAATGCCAAACATGGACCTCTACCTTGTACACTATCTAACATAGTCTGATATTTTAAATTAGCAGTAAAGATAAACTTTTGTTGCTCTGACAATTGAGCATAGTCATTTCTATCTTTCTGTAGAGATACTTCTTCTGGTCTCCAAAAGTAACCTAATTGTTGTTGATTCAACTTGTCAAAGATTGGATATTTCATATCATCATATCTTTGCACTTGCAAGTCTTCACCAAAGAACATTGGTTGCTTTGTAAAGTCAATATTATCGTTTGTGTTTAGTACACTTCTAGCCATTTTTCTCTCTCTCTTTATATTGTGCAACTATCACAGTTCTCATCATCTTCTGGTGAGGCTGCTAGTGTGCTGGGTATAGTTTCTTCTACTTCGTCTTTCCAACCTAATGGATGGACTGGTTCGTCTTCATCTTTCTTACTATCATATGTATTTTGATAATAAGAAGTCTTCCAACCTAATTTATAAGTTGTCAATAAATCTTGTGCCATTTGAGCAATAGACACTTGACCACCTTCATATTGTTCAGGATTGTATGACCAATTACCACTAATTGCTTGGTCAAAATACTTCTGCATTACTGCAACGATATTTATATATCCTTCATTCCCTTTCATGTCCCATAAAAGAGTATATGCGTTCTTTAGTCTATGATAATCTGGTACAACTTGTTTTAATGTACCTTTTTTAGACTTTTTAACTGATAGATAATCTCTTGGTGGCTCAATACCATTTGTCGCATTTGAAACAACACTAGATGACTCACTTGGCATTTGTGCTGATAAGGTACTGTGTCGCAGCCCATGTTCTTTAATATCTTTTCTTAACTGTTCCCATTTCATAGATAGTTTACGATTTACAATATCATCAACTTCTTTCTTGTAAGTATCAATAGGTAAAATGCCGTCTGCATACTTTGTTCTATGGAAATAATCACATTGACCTTTTTCTTTTGCCAAGTTGTTTGACGCTTGTAATAGGTAATATTGGAAGTGTTCAGTTAATTCGTCAACTTCTTTCCATGCTTCTTTATCTGCATAATTTAATTTCTGTTTTGCTAGATAATGTGCAAGACCAATATAACCAATACCTAAAGAACGTCTTGCCTTTGTAGATACTTCGGCAGCCTTAACAGGATATTCTTGGTGGTCAATAATTTCATCTAATGCTCTAACAGCAAGGTCACAAAGACTTTCTAAATCTTCTAGGTAATTTAATTTACCAACATTGATAGCACTTAAAATACATAATGCAATCTCTCCTTCACCATCAATGTGAGTGATAGGTGTAGTTGGTAATGTAATTTCTTGGCATAAGTTAGACATATAAATTCTGTCTTTGAAACTAGAGTGAGTATTACAATGGTCAATATTCATAATATAGATACGACCTGTTTCTGCTCTTTCTTTTAAAATATTACCAAACAATTGTTGTGCTGATATTTTCTTTTTCTTTACACTTGTTTTTCTTTCAGCAGTTAAATAAAGTTCATCAAATGCTTCTGTACCCCATGCCTCGTAAAGTTCAGGCACTTCATGTGGTGAAAATAAAGTTATATCTTCATCATTAATAAATCTTTCATAGAAAAGTTTTGATAATTGTATAGAATAATCTAGTTTTCTAACTCTATTATCCTCTGTACCTTTATTGTTTTTTAATACAATAATATCTTCTATTTCTTTATGCCAAATAGGGAAGTGAACCGTTGCACTCCCACCTCTAACACCGTTTTGTGTACAGCACTTAACCGTTGCTTCAAATTTTTTGAGGAAAGGTATAACTCCTGTGTGTTGGACTTCACCGCCTCTAATTCTTGAATTGATTCCTCTGATTCTCCCAGCGTTAATACCGATACCAGCCCTTTGTGCAACATAATTGCCAATAGCCATATCACTACTGAAAATACTAGGCAAAGTATCATCAACATCAACCAACACACAACTAGCATACTGCCTAATAGGTGTTCTAACACCGGCCATAACAGGCGTTGGTATATTGATTTTAAATTTTGAAATTGCGTCATAATATTTTTTAACATAACTCATCCTTTTGTTCTTCGGATATTTGGCAAACAAAGTAGCAGATATCATCATGTACATAAATTGAGGTGTTTCAAAAACTTCATTTGTACTTCTATCTTGTACCAAATACTTGTCTATAACTTGTCTTAAACCTGCGTATGTAAAATCATAATCTCTTTCATGTGTTACCCAATTTTCCATTCTATCAAAATCTTTTTTGTCATACCAAGTTAAAATTTCAGAATCATAAACACCTAGGTCTACACATTTTTTTACATGGTCAAAAATATGTGGGTGGTCCCACAATCTACGAAAAATTTGTTTTCTTAAACTATAAAGTAATAGTCTAGCAGCTACATATTGATAATTAGGATTGTCTAAAGAGATAAGGTCAGAAGCGGACTTAATTAGTATTTGTTGAATTTCATCTGTTGTCATGCCATTATAAAATTGTAGGCCACTTGACATCTCTACTTGTGATGATGATACACCTGATATATCTTCACAAGCATACTCAACCATTTCATGTATCTTTTCAATGTTAAGAGGTTCACTACCTCTACCGTTTCTT